CCCAGTACTTAATGATGATGGGAAGAAAGCGGTGACCGCCCTCAACATCAAGCATTAATCGTGGGTATGGAGCCGTGACAGCAAAGCTAGATTTACCTACCTTTGACTCTCCGTACACCATTGCCGTAAGAGAACGTTGGACATCTACCATACGTCACTCACTTCCTTTTTTGTCTGACTCGTAGTATGCGTACGGGTCTTTTTCTTCAAACATCTCAGTAAGCGCCTGTTCCGCTGAACTTCCGTCATCGAACATGGTACATATTGAGAAGAATTGACATTTCCATTTGCAATCTCTTGTCGGAGTTGGGTAGGCCACAAGTGCATGGCTTTCACCGTCGTCAAGAGCCTTACGAACTCTCATAAGGTCGGTAATCACTCCGTGAATACGATCCCAAAATGAACGTAACGTAAAGATATTGTGTCGCACTTCTATTTGATCGTAGAAAGGTGGCGTAGCGCGTGCGGTTCGCTTTACCTTTTTTAGCATAGTAAATATGCCACCCTCTGATCTGGTATCTTCTCCCTCTTTCATTTGCTCAAGGAGCATGTAAGTAAGGACTTGCTCATTCATTGGAGCAAGATTTGCAAAGTCTGAGAGTGAACCCCCAACGGTTTTAAAATCGCGGAACATCCGGACTCCGTCAATCTTTCGACGGACGCGCATATCAAGTTTTCCTTGGAGTTCGACTTCTCCATTGAAAAGCGGTATAGAGATTTTTTCTTCTGTTGAGATAATATCTAACTCAGCGTCAATGCCGTTCTCTTCTACCCACTCTAGGTAGCCTTCGAGCATGATTCGACCTAACTCTGCTTCTGAGTCAAGTGCGGTTGTGTCACGCAATTCCGTCTCTAGCGTTAGACGATCTTTTTTAACCAATTCTTCGTGGGCATCTAGCAGGTAGACACCCTGAGCGTAGTAGTCATCTAACGCAGCGTGGATACGAGTCCCCATAGCCAGAGGGCCTGTATGGCTTTTTTGTTTTGGCTGCATGGCTCTGTAATACGATAAGAACCATTTTCTTCGACATTCTTTGAATGTCTGGATTTCAGAGTTTGAAAGTCTTACGGTCATAGTTTCCCTGCCTTATCGTCTTTAAGAAGTTGAATAAGTTTATCTTTGTCACGAACAATCTGTTCGAAATTATCCGCTTTTGTGTCTAGCACTTGAATTACACGTTCTTCTATAGACCCTTCAGTAACATAGTCTGTGATAACAATAGAGTCATGGATTTCTGAACCAATCCTGTGTACTCGGTCTAGGGCTTGTTTGTAGTCAACCAATGACCAAGGTCTCTGTAGCATAATAAGTCTACGGGCTGCTGTCAAGGTAATACCAACTCCACCCGCTTGAGCAGTAAACAAAATCCACTTTATTTTTCCGGACTGAAAATCTTCAACGGCCTTTTGACGTTCGTCTTCGTCTTGAGCACCAGTAATCAATCCGTGATCAATTTTAGCTTTTGTCATAGCAGTGCTAAGGAGCTCAATTAGTTGGCGAGACACAGCGCACACCGCAACGGAGTCTTCGCCAAAGTCTCCACTTTTAATGTCGTCCATAAGTTGATCTACTTTGCATGATGGCTCCGTGAGGACTGCCTTAGATTCTCCTGAAGATTCGTCCACCACAATTTCCGCGAATGAAGAAGCAAATTGACTTAAGCGAAGAGTCTGTGTAAGAACGCTAGGAGCCGTTAAGATCTCTCCATCCTGTAACTCTGCAATCATATGGTCTCGCATCTGATTATATGCTTTCTTTTGCTTAGTAGACATCTCAACATCTCGTCGCTCATTGACAACTTCTGGGAGCCAAGGAAGTACTGTTTTTTTAAGCATTCTCCTCATACGAGGGTTTACAGCCTTATAAAAGTCTTCCTGCATATGTGGCTTGACGCCAAGAACCATCAGACCGCCAAAAGCGTTCATCATTGTGTCAATGTACATGTCAATCCACTTTGTTTTGCTTGGCCAGTCTTCTGGCGAGAGCCAATGGAGTATGGACCACATGTCCACAACATTGTTTGCTATGGGAGTTCCGGTAAGAGCAAATCTAATCTTTGCATCTCCCGTAGCAGACCACAGAGCGCGAGTTTGTTTACTCTTAGGTTCTTTAGATCTATGGATTTCGTCTGCCACAACAGACCCGAAGTTAATTTTATTTAGTTCTTTAATATGGACTTCGCATCGATTAGCAGAAACTTTTTCGTCAAGGCCACCGCAAGCAACACATCTTGTTAGGGCAATAGAGCCAAACCCAGCCAAGCGAGAGTGCATACGAAGAGACTCCCAGTTAATGATGACTGCCGTTTTTTGATTGGGGTCAGCATCTTCGTCTAAAATCTCATCAAAAAGTTTCTTACGCTTAGCCGAAGTCCCTTTTACTACTACTGGCTCAACTTCAGGCCACCACATAGCAAACTCTCGTTCCCAGTTTTTCTTAAGAGTATTAGGACAAACAATTAGTGCAGGGAATACAGTCTCCCCGCCCTCATGCAACCCCTTTAGCGCACGAATTGCTGTGGCGGTTTTACCAAGCCCTGGTTCGTCGGCAAGAAGGGCCTTTTTTGCCGTCTTAAGGAAGGACACTCCTGCTCGTTGGTGTGGGAACAGGTCTTCGTCCCCCTCTCCTTCAACAAGCTCTCTTAGTGCCATGCTTGGGTTAATTTGATTGGTTACAAGATCTGTAGCCCACTGGGCCAATCCGTCTTCAATAACGAGATGCTCTCTGAACGTAGACCTAAGCGCTAGGCAACTTGCCCAACTTAGGGGGACACGCCACACCTTTTCTGCTGTGTTCCAAGAAGACCCCGGAATACTCTTACAAAGCTCCTTATACCGCCATTCAGCATCAATTCTGATGTGCTTTCCGGTAATTAGATCTAAATCTACAGAAACTGTCATTTTTGTCCCTTCATGTATATACGGAGATACTAGCACAGAAAAGTTTTTAGTTCAATTATTCGCTAGTGCTTTTTAATCTAGTAGGGCTGTTGGCTTCCATCCCAGTTTAACTAGGGCCAGAAGACCATGCCGTATTGCGTCATTAGCGTGCCCCTCACCGCCCTTGTGCCACAATTCGAGCGTTTTCAGCGCAGGGTTAGGGAACATATTTTTGGCGTTCACAGGGGCTTGAAATGCGATATTTAGGGGGTCGTAGCCTGATCGACGGCAGATGTGTTTTAACACGCCAATATTCTCTAAACTCCAAGGAGCCTGAGAGTTTCGTACCGTCTGGGCGTTTATAACAAAAGATTCACATGCCACAACGTACTCCCCCAATTCGGAGCAAATTTTAAACCCTTCTTCGACACTGTCCGCAAATATGTCCGGTTGAACCTCGGTGGACCAAACTAAGTCTGGAGTAGGATTCCCACTTTCTGTACCCCATTTAAGTACAGCAATCCCGCTTGCTTTTCCCGGGTCTACTGATAGAACTAAAAGATTACTCATATTTCTGCCCCCAGTTCTCAAAAGGACCATCAACTCCGGCAGTAAGAGGAACTGCCCAACCCTCGTTTGTGGTCATACATTCCTGAACAGTTCTCATAATTTCTTGTACGTCCTTCCTAGGAGCCTGCAAAACAATTTCATCATGTACGGGAACAATCATTAGTTCTGTCAAGTCTGCCATGTCCATCTTTACTAAGTTCATTTTAAAAACTTCAGCTGCACTTGCTTGGACAAGATAATTAGTCAGCGAATACACTCGATCATCGTCGCAAGGGAGCCTTCTACCGGTAACAGTTCTAACATATCCTTGACCCTCTGCATTGAGTCGTTTAGTTCCTATGTCTTCAATTTGTTTTTGTAACTGCTTTACACCCGGATATGCACGATCAAATGCGTCTACCACGGACTTCATTTGATCTTCGGGCACACCGGACGTTTCGGCCATCTTTGTTACGCCTGCTCCGTACAGCTTGCCGTAGATTGTTGACTTTACTAGCTTCCTTCTAGGGTCAGATTTTATCAGTGAAGGGTCCTGATAGATGTCGCGCATAATCTCTGTAAAAGGGTCGCCACCGGTAGAGTCTGCCTGATTAAACAAACTAATCAACTGAGCGTCCTGACTCATCGCGGCAGTCAAACGAAACTCAACTTGGTCTAGGTCAGAAGAAATAATTACATGGTCTTCGTCCTTGGGAATAAACGCCCTACGAACGGTAGCGTCTCCGGTAGGTAGAGTTTGTAGGGCCGGATCAGACATGGCCATGCGTCCGGTCCTTGCACCAAGAGTACGAATAGAAGGATGTAACACGCCGTCCACATGCTTGTCCATAAAGTTTGAGAAGTAGGTAGATGCCAGTTTTGCCGCTTTTCTTTGTTGCAGTACCGCAGTTGCTAATTCTTTTACCTCGCTATTACCCGTAACTATCAACTTTTCCATCTGCTCTTTAGATGCAGACTTTTGTCCAGATGGAGTTACCTCGGTAATTACTCCACCTAATCTATCTACTAAGCGAACTAACTGAGGATTACTAGTTATGCTTGTACCCCCATATTTTTTTGATGCCCACTCTTTAACTTGCTCGGTGTATGAGATTAGTTCGTCATACTTTTTCTTGGAGTAGTCAAGGTCTACACGCGCACCATTAATTTCCATACGAGTGACTATTTTTCGTGTAGCCATTTCAAGTTCGTACGCTTTTTCGTACTGACTTCCTGGGCCACACTCCCTATAGAATTTCTCCCAAAGACGCATGGTAATGACAGGGTCTAGCGCGCCATAAACCCAGTATGGCTCAAAGTTGACAGGAACGGTTCCCCATGTCCAACCGTTTTCAGCAAGTGAAGAACTCAATGTGCCTTGCAAGCTTGCGGATCTGGGGTCTACATGTAGTGAGGCTAATCTTTTTAGAGCAACAGACCCTATCGGATCTATTAGGTGCGCCATGATCATTGTGTCATGCGCGTTATGCCAAGGAATTTCCCATTTAGATTTTACAGCAAACCATCTAGCTTCAAAGGCAATGTTGTGGCACACAACTGGTCCGCTAAAATTTTTAGTGAATTCGTAGAATACCCCAGACCATTCATCCCAAGGGATGGCCCAGCCTTGCATACCGTCACCTATCTGAACTAGACGGATGTTTCCATGCCAAGGAGATAAGGCATCGTCCTTATGATTACCGGGGATTTCTCCGGTCTCGATATCAACACCTACTGCATCATAAGGTCGGCGTTCTGAGGCCCATGCAAGAAATTTTGACGCCATTTCTACACTATCTACCAAGTGTAGTTTTACATCTGAGAGGCCGTTCGTAGCTTCAGTCACTTTTTCTCCTGCTTATTGTCATTTGTCTTTGTACCTACTGTAGTTCTTTTACGGAATCATTTCAACCCTATAGACTCCGTCAATACCTGTATCTTTATCTGAAGCATTCTCTAAAAGCCTCTGGGCTACATTAGTTAAATATCTAGCGCCACCAGTATCATACTTGTACAGGGCTTCCAGTACGGCTCCTGGGTCTTCCGATACTTGAGCCCAATTACGAAACTTCTCGGGAAAAACTACAGGTAAGTTAAAGTCTGGGTAGCACTCTTCGCAAGGAAGTGCATCATCGAGCAAAGCCTCAGTTGAAGACTCGATTAGTCCGTATCGTTTTACCAACGAACATGCCGCACCATGAAACACTAGCGAGGCACCAACTCTTGAGAGAATGTATGATCCGCTTTCTGTTCTATACAGTTTGAATTCTATCCACCGAGTCGATCCGGTTCTCCACGAACTAGACTCCCCGAGTAGTCGTCCCTCAAATTGTAAGATCCGAGAACCGTCTTTTACTTCATACATTTATTGTCTCCTAAGTCGCTGTATGACATAAGTCTATCGCAGGTTTTCATTGTTAGTGGCTGTGTCCGGAGCTGGCTTTGCCATCTATCTGTGTTTGAAGGGCAGCAATCTCGTCATATATATCAAAAAGATCATCGATATATGTATTTTGGTCTACAAGAGCCACGCCGTTTAGTAAAAAATTCTGCCAACTAACCCCAAATTCAACGGCACTGGGACCCAAAATAAATCCAGCTCCAGAAGAAATACCAAAGTTTGTGTCGGTCATAGTCATCACGGCTCCCCCCGTGCTAACGATAAACCCCGTACCAGCCAAAACTACGTCTGAAGCCGCATTCAAGAGTAGGGAACCCTCAGAAGTAATAGTGTCTGCAAAAACACCCTCTAAAGTCACGCCACTTAATACTACGTCAACACCTTCAAGCAGAGAATCATCGGTAATTGTTACCTGTTTAAGTTCTCCATTAGTCATATCAAAAGCATCTGTAACTATAAAATTTGCACCTTCTATAGTGTCAAAAGTAGAGTTAGTTATTTCACAGCTATCTATCGTAGAATTACTTATGTTGGAGTCAGTAATGTTGCTTGATGTAATGTTTTTTCCGTTAATTGCATCCATCTCAATTTGATCTGTGTCAACGGCACCATCCTGTATTTTTTCGTTTGATATAGCGTCTACACCAATAAGAGGCTCTACAATCGCCTCTCTTCTCACATTATTTGTGAAAATGAAATTGTCTGCCAGTTTCCTAGGTGTCGGACGTCTTGTAAGAAAAGACAGTCTAGACTCTGCACTTACAAGTCTGTTAGATACGTTTCTCTTAGATCTAAATCTATTGCTAGCCATCTTATGCCTTCTTTCCTGTATCTACTTCCCATTCTGGGATTAGGTCTAGTGAAACTTTTTCAGGAAACGTTGGCATGTTTGGGACAGAAACTTTTACAGAGTTAATTTTTCGTAGCAAAATATCGTCTCTAGGTTCTAAAGGACTGGCAAGTCTCTCCTTGAAGAACTGATCGTTTATGAAAAGACTGCACCATAGCCCGGGTTTTAGTGAATCTACTTGCGGGAACATTGATCCGTTAACAGACACCGTCATTTTGGTTATAGGAGGCTGAAACTCTAGTAGGTATCTCTGCGCGTGAGAGTAAAGTTCTTCTTCGTCGTAGACATCATTTTTATCTTCTACCTCGTCTAGCAAAGGCCATCCCCGAGAAATAAGATATTGATTGCTAGCAGCGGCATAAGGCTGACTAGCGTCATCACCTAGATCAGGGATATTTCCACTAACAAAAAATCTTGTTGCGGCATTCTCTGCAGATTCTTCCATACTAAACTGATCTATATTACCCGGATATTCAAAGACTAAGTTATTAGCTCCTGGGAATCTAGATATAGGAGATACAGAACCATCTGCTGGGGCACCCGGGAGCTGTATTGGCATAAGAACAAAAGTTCTCCTAAACTCTGCTTGCTCAAAATCATAGTCACAGTCTATTCGGTACTCAAAACCGTTTAATATGTCCGAATATCTATCTAACTCTTCTCCAATAGACTTAAGTTCAAAACCCCTGATGTTAGTATTTTCTGCGTTACTACCAGAAAAATCTCCTGAGTATAACAAGCCAAACTCTGAACTGTAGGGGAAGGAGCCATAAGTTCCGGAAGTAAGTGTTGGTGTCACAACAGCAGAGCCACCGCTTGATTGAAATTCCTGGTCGTAGATTCCTCCAGAAAAGTACGAGAACCTTGTTGGGCTATTTATTTCTGCGATAAAGTGGGTTCCGTTAAATATTGCAATAGTCTCTGTCCCGTTGTCCACTCCATCTATCACTACGCTGTCAAACTCCTCAAACCCATGAGGAGCATTTGTAGTGAGTGTTATTTTATAGTTTTCTAGTTCTTTATGTGTAACGGATAATGACTTAACTGCTGGAAACTGCTCTGGGGTGTTTGGAGATCCAGTAGCTACATAAGTAAAAGTAAAGTCATTTGGTATATCTATAATTAAAGCATTTCCATTATAGGTTGAGTTTACATTAGAAATATACACAACCTGATTCTCTATAGCATTGTGTGGTAGCTGTGTATTAACTGTCCCTACACCGTCAACAATTTGTGTTCTAGTTATCCGGACATCTGTCCCTAGAGCAGGCTCAATCTCTTCATTAGGGAACGATTTATCAATAAAATCTATAAATGTGCTGTCTAGTAGTTGACGTACATAGTCAAATGTATCTGAACGAATATAGACAATTGCTAGGTCATAAGTCCCTGAAGGAAGTGTGGGAATATTTATAGAGAATATACTGCTTTGAGGGTTGAGGGTTGTCTGCACTGTAAAGTACCCGTTGTAGATAAAATCACTTACTTCTCTAAAAATTACTCGTACGCTTGCACCAGGTTTTACCGTGTTAAATTCTGAATAGTTAAGTAGCGTAACTTGGCAGGCCCCATTGTCGGAAACGACTCTTGCTATGTATTCGTTGTTTATGGTTTTCCACGCCACTCTATGGTACAAATAGCTGGTAAATTCGGACGCTGAAACACTAAGTTTCCTACTTATAATGTCATAGGTTCTTGTCCAAATAATTCCCCCCCAAACGCAGACGCCGTTTCTAACAACATACAAACACGTTTTCCCCGGTTGCGTGCTGTTGTATAGATCTAGATGAGATGTACCAGAATCTACGCTTCCCGGCTCAGTAGATCCAACCACCCTCTGAGTTTCGGGAATAACTTCTATACTTCCAGAAAATTGTCCGGCTGATTTAATAGATCTTTCCCAGCTAACATCCTTAAACGGTATTTCAGAAAGAATAGTGTTGGTAAGAAAGTCCGTAGTAAAAAACTTATAGTCAGCGTAGTATCCAGCAATATCTGGGTTGTCTAGGCCGTAACTGTCAAATACACCTAAACCCGCTAGCGGATTAACTGGCATTTAATATCTCCTATGTCTAACGTCTTTATAGTTGAAACTACCCGATCCAACCAGATCTATAGTATATCTGAGCCGTTGCAGTGCTACCTACTAGATTGTTTGGATCATAGTACTGAACAAGGTTCAATCCAGGATTCAGTTTTATCCAATCTGCTAGAGGATCAATAAGGGATCTGGCACCAGAAACTTCGCCATCCAACGATACAGAGTTGTCGTACGTGTCGATATCTAAAACGCTTTCGGAAGGAATATCTTCTCTCAAAATTATTAACTCAAGTCTGGTGGCATTTTGAATAACAGTACCGGCACTTACCGGACCAAATATTCTTATATTGCATGGGGTGGGGGTGTTACCTACATTCTCAACAACGGCTTGTCCGGGAGCACCTTCTAGGTCAAGGATAGGAAGATTTGCAATATCGAAGCCGTCAGGATCGTCATAGTTCCACGAATACTTAATCGGATCAGGGGCTCTTAGACCGATAGAAAAATTTGTTCTTCCTCTAGCATTTACTGTCTGAATCATCGGCCTACCACTAAGACGTACCCAAGCTACCTTGTTGTAGTTACTCTCGTTTACTCGCAACCAAGTCCCTCTATAAACAAGATTTGCCGCATCAATAAGTCTTTGTCTGGCCAAAGGAACGTAACTGCTGTCCGGGACAATGAAAGACCCCGAAAGAGTTAACTGTCTAAATCCCCACCTGCCACGAACATCGTATGAACCGTCTGCATTACCTCGGGGGTAGTCTGGAACCTCTGGATCAGGGACATTCCACCAACCCTCAATATCTTCTACTACCCACACAATGCCATCAGAATCGATTGTGTTCAAGACAAACTCACCAAGAATAATGTCGGACTGTAGTTTAAGACCAGTTATGTGCGGATATGGCTCAGGAGTTAATCCACGGTTTACCTGTGTATTTTCGTAACTCTGTAGTGTTGGGTCTACCATTATACCGATCCCTTACGCATCATAAATGAAATCTCTCTTGATATAAGTGATGCTAACTCTACCTCATCCATACCTGGGCTTGGGTAGACATTAATTGTTGCTCCGCCACCCTCTCCGCCAGACAGCATGTTGATCATTGCTATATCTCTTTTTGAAAGTCCGTTCTGATCTAGGGGTTCAACTCTTTCAGATCTACCTGCCTCCCCAATAACAGCTAAAGTTCCCCCTCTCCTAGCCGGTACAATCCCACCTTCGGCCAGACCTATTGGGAATAGAGGGTCGCTAAATCTTGGAATGTTCTTGAAAGGATTTAGAAAGTTTATACCGTCAATAAGATTGTTTGCTCCTCTAGCTAACCTATTCAAAACTCTCTTAACTACGTCAAAGGCGGCAGACAATCCGCTTGACAGTCCGCTCCACATCCCAGTTAAGAACCCCTTAACCTTTGAAACTACTTTATCTACTTTAGTTTGTATCTTGTCAAACACGTCTTTAACTTTATCCCATACAGTGCCTATTACATCTTTTACTGTCTCAAATGCTGAAGTAAAGATTGGGAATATATTATTTTTTACAAAATTTACTACCTTGTCTATTCTCGCTCTTATGAGGCCCCAAACCTCTAAAATTTTATCTTTAACAGCAGTGAATTTACTTGATATGAGGTCAATAGCGGACTTTAGAGCAGGCCATGCAGTACCTTTAAACCAAGTTACAACCGTATCAATTGCGGTAAATATAAACCCCCAAACGGTGTTAAAGATTCCCTGCAAAAGCTCAAAATAATTTATAACAAGGTTCACCACAGTTTTAATTATTGGCCATGCAGTCTCCTTAAACCAGTTAATAACTGCCCCAATTACGGCAAATATAGTCTCCCAGACAACCTTCATAATCCCAACCAAAAACTTAAAGTACCCAATTATAAGACCAACTACAAATTTAATGATTGGCCACACAATTTTTTGGAACCAGGTGATAACAACTTTGATGACATCATATATGATTCCCCAAACAACTTTCGTTGCCTTCCATAAAAGTTGGAAGTATTCAACTATAAGACCAATAACTGTGTTAATAATAGGCCATACTGTTTCTTGGAACCAGAAAACAAAACCGCTAACAATTTCTTTAATGTACGGCCAAGCATAAACTGCCGCCCTTATTAAAAACCCTAAAGCGTCAATAATAAATCCAATTGCTGCCCCAAGAACATTAAGAATAATGTCTATTATAACTCCAAGAACGGGGACTACATAAGTTCCTATTATGTCCCCCAAGAATTTAAATGCTGACTTTAGCCCGTCCACTATTCCGGTGGTACCACCTAGTGGTGCAAGTGCCTCTTCAAGTTTTAATTTTAGAGTCTCAAATATAGTAATTGCTTTTGTAATGACTCCGTCAATAAGCTTTTTTATCGCCTCTCTAAAGATTTCGCTCTCTCTCCACATAGCAACAAATGCTGCAATTACACCAACTATAATTGCTGTCACTAGTAGCAGAGGTCCTGCACCAAGTACAGCAAGTCTGCCAAAAACAGATAGTTTTTTTCCGGCTTCCTTAAGAGCAACAGAATCTTTCCTGAGCTTAGATAACTTAGTTCCTAGCTTAGTAAAAGGCTCTATAATACCAAGAATAGGAATTTTAAGTAGTTTCCAAGAAAGTCTCATTGCCACCCCTGCGGCGGCAATGCTTGCAACTACTGGCGCAATGGCTTTTACCGCAGGGGTCTCAAATAGTTTGGTAAGCGCGTCAAAAATAGCAGTAAATGTTTTGTAAAAAACGTTGATAGCTTCGGACTCTAGGGTTGCTCTAGAAAACTCAGCAAAAGAAGCAGCAAACTCAGCTATGGCCGGACCAGAATCTGCAAAGACATTAGCGATGTCACCTAAAGTGCCAACAAAATCTGACTCTTTTAAGGTGGTAAAGAATTTTCCAATGTTTGGGTTTTCCCCAAGTTTTAAAAGTTCTTTGACTAGGTCGTTAATAAAACCTAGAATTGGTTTGGCGTTGTTTGCAGTATTTTTGAAAAAGTCTTCAATTCTTTTTAGGCCTTCTGGGGTGTCTGTAAATGCTTTGAAGGCAGCAGCACCATCTCTAAGGAATCTAAGCATGATGAAGCCACCGCTATCTGGCTCCATTTGAGACCCAATGATCGTACCTATACCACTGAAGAAGTCTCCAATAATTCCCCCGATTTCAGCAGCAATTGATCCTGCTTTATTAAAGAATGTCTCTAGTTTTTTGTTCTCTGCTTCTGTATCAAACATCTTGCTAAAGGACTCTGTTATTCTATCTAGGTACGTGACAAATCTAGTTGTCAGAGGCTGAGCAGCTTCGAGAACATCTGTTATCCCTAAAATAACATTAGAGCCGATATTGCCTAGCCCAGGAAGAATAGTGCTATTTATATTGCCCCAGATAGCTTCCAGACCTGTTAAGAACGCTGGAGAAGTTAAAGTACCGGATATCTGCTCTGCGATATCCCCCAATACCGACCCGGTCTCTTCTAACAATGGCTTTAGAGCGGGAAAAAGATTTGTCCTGAGATTTTCTAAAGCGGGAATAAGTTTAGGAAAAAATTCTCTTGCCGCAGCATTTCTCAGCTTGTCAATAGATGGAATAAAAGTGTCAACCATATATCTAACAAATTTTCTCTGCTCTTTAGAAAGTTTGCTAAGTTGATTGGCATACGCATTGGCTGCACCAGCCCCGGCAGCGGCACCTTTTTTCTGTGCCTTTTCTAAGTCTTCTATTGCTCTTATCAAAGCCTGCTGAGCGTCGTATTCGGAGTCAAGACGTTTAATAATAACTTGCTCTAGATTTTCCTCGGCGGCTGAGATTCTTTCTCTGGCCGCTACTTCTGCATCCGCAGCATCTTCCGCTGCTTTTTGTCTGTCCCTACTCGCCTCAACTGCAGCCTCGGCTGCATCTCTTTCTACCCTAGCAAGTCTTACTTTTGCTTCGGCTACATCGTTAGCAGCTTCTACCTCCGCGTCAAACTGCCCTTGAGTAGCAGAGGCTAGTTTATTTTTAGCATCAACTACACCGGCAGTACCGTCTACTCCCTCTTTATTAAGTCTATTTTGCTCTTTTGCCATGTCGGCATTAGTGTCAATTGCCTTTCGGTAATTTAGATCAGCCTGAGCAAAAGCAAGCTCCGCTTCCTTTCTAACTCTGCTGTTTGGAGGAACGTCCTGAACTCTAAGAAGTTTTTCCCTTGCCTTCTCAAGCTCTAGAGCAGCTTTTTTCTCTGATAAAACAGCACCCTCAGCGGCAAACTTAAGTTGTTGGATTTCCTCTCGTCCAGCTTCAAAAGCCTTGTTTAAATTTTCTTGAGCTTCTTGGACTCGGGCTTTTGAGTCCGAAATAGCTCTAGCTGATCTTGCTTCAACTTCCTGAAGCCTTACTTGTGCGTCAGAGATGTTTTCTATTCCTTCTCGAACAACTCTTTCGTACTTTTCTTTCGCTTCTGCAAGTTTTTCAAGGTTATCTTCTTCTGTACGGTAATAATCTGACTGAGCTTTAAAGAGTTTCTTTTCTGCGTCATTTACCGCACGATTACTCTCTTCGTACACTCGTCTAAGGGCCTCTTTAGCGTCTGCAATTCTTCTAAAATAGTTAGTGAGGTCTTGGGCAACTGCTTTAGCTCCACCAGAAGCATCTTTTGCTTTTAGTCCGGCACCTATGGCTTCGCCAACCCCCATAAATGCAAGTTTTAAAGTTACGGCTGCCGCAGCAACTGCTGCAAACACACCGACTAATGCAATGAGGGATGGAACTGCGCCTGCAGTTGTTGCAACCAACCCTAAAAATGCGCCGACTAAGGAACCTACTGCCCCCAAAAGAAGTGCAATACCAGGTCCTAAAGCGTAGGCCGATGCAATTAAAGCATCAAAGGCTGCTCTAGCTCCCTCAGCCTGACTTGCCAGACTAGAGAAGAATCCACCACCACCCCCACCACCGGACATTCCTCTAGAAAGCCCTCGAGAAATGTTTCTTCCAGCATCTTTCCCGATGTCGTCCACATCTTTAAAGGCACTTTTTATGTCTCTACGAACACCGGTAGTGATGGCACGCACAATAATGTGGGCCTCGCCAACAATCATACGTCCGTCACCTCCTTCGACCCTTTATTATCTCACGATATGAGTTAGCCGAGTGGAGCATCTAACACCCCATGATAAGGATTAGGAGCCGATTCCTTAAATTCCGTTGGGGGTATGTACCCCTTCTTCTTTGCTGGCACTCCGTTAGATAGCCCTTCTGGTTCGCCAAACTCTTCTTCATCAAAAGGAGGTAAGTCAGGGTTAAATGACGAGTTTTTAGTGCTAGGACTTGCGTAAGGATAGGTAGTTTCGTACATATCCTCGTACAGTCTTATTCTGTACAAGTCTTTTGCTTCCGCATACTCGCCTATAGTGTCTTCAAGATCTTTTTCGAACATGTAGTGAATCACGTCTAGTAGGTCAGCGGCAGGCAATTTAGAAAGTTTCACGCCATTCATTATTGCTTGACCGTTAACATACGGCCAGAGATCAATAGCCCATTGGACTAGATTTCTGACCGCTCCGTAGGGCGTTCCGCGTATTCGCTAACCAACCATTCTGTAATAGAACCAAGTGTCTCAACAGAAATAATCTTGTCGGGGTCGTTAGTTAGTGATGTGAATCTTTCGGAACTTTCCGTGGTAAGTACCGTGTCAAAAAATTTAGTTACAATGGCAGCCGAGGTTGCTGGGTCTTCCGAGCCAGACCCTGCAACTAGGTCTAAAAGAAACTTCCCTTGAAGGGCCGTCTGACACTCAAAAGTTTCGCCAAACAGAGAGAAACTTAGGGGCTCATGGGAGGATTCTGGCGAACCAAAATCCTTAAATCGTGTTGTCATAATATGTTTTCTTCCTTTTTGTAGTTGACTTATGTTTGTGTGTCTTGTACTATGTTATCAGTTTTAAGTTGTCTGTGAGATACTTATTTGCCTTAGTTCCTGGATGCCTAACAGCTCTAACAAAAACTACGCTCCCTCTAGAGACAAATTTCAACGACTGTGCCCTATTGGGGTAAATCATGTGCGGCTTAGTTCCTTCGTGATGGGCCAAAGCATAGTTTTTCTTTGATCCAACTTTTATATACATTCCTCTGGCGCTTACAAAATATCTCATGTGGATAGAGGATCTTAAAGCACCTGTTCTTACCCCAACCTGACCTTTAGCCGCTACCTCTATCATGCGTCCTTTTTTTGTCAAATGTTTTCCTACGTCTCCTTCTGGAGCTTTTAACATTTTGTTCATAGGACCTTCGTATAGAATTACTTTAGCCATTACGGGACCGCCATAGTAATAGTCATTACTGTGGTTTGAAATCCACCTTCCGGGGCGTCTGTCTCTACGGTAGCAATAACACCTAGCCCCGGGTAGGCCTCGGTCCAGACATCAAGAGCAGATGCACCTTCCATAAGACACCATGCGTCATAGGCAACAAGCTCTGAGTAGGATTGAATATTTGCCGCCGAAGGGGCCTGACCTCCTGGGCCAACCGTAGGTACCTTACGAGAAACCCTGACATGAAGTGTCGCACTTCTTGGGTCTTTACACCTTTTTGGCTCTGTAGCTTCATCGCCTGGGTACCCAAGGTACAGTTGAATAAAAGACACAACTAGTTGTTCACAATCTACCGCAGGCTCACCTAGGGTCCAGTATCTACGCTCAGGAATAGGCATAGAGAAGTGTTCATAAACAACAATAACTCTGTTTAATACTTCGGACATCATAGATGCTAAAGGTTTAGCATCTTGAGATATTGCGGATAAATCAATGTCAATTGCCATAAATCATCATTCCTTAAGTGTCTCTAGATTGTTACGATGGGACTAATTCTATCACCAAGTTGAAGCACAACATTGCTTGTCATAAGGTTTACAACCTCGTCCACGCTAGAACCACTGAGACTTGGGCGGGTAGCGTAAATGTCTAATACGCCTGGATCTCTAGGGCCAATAATTCCGAGAGTGTCCCTGTACTCCGCACCAATGGTAATTGTTCCGGACGTATCATCGTAGTTAACAAGATTAGAATCTAGTGTTACTTGCTTTTCATTGTAGTAATCTGTTACCACCGCTGATACCACCCAGTTCGGATCTTCTTGGAGAAACTCTGAGTTAATTTCAGAGAGAAACACACGGAGAGATCCACCATCAGGAGTGACAAACAGGTCAAAAGAACTTACAGGAACGAAGGGTGGTTTTGGTGTAATTCTTCTGGCCCTAGGAGTGTCAGGGGTAAATACTCTTGCTCTTGCTCTAGCATTGTCTGGGTTAGCGGCCTTTAGGAACAGGTCAATTGTGTAGATACCGGTTCTACCAGACTCAATAAAATCTTGCTGATCTAGAACAGTATAAGAAACTCCCTGACGGTTCACGCTGGTTACACGCTGCGGAAGGGCACAGGTATCGTCACCTTCATAATACTTAATAAGCTCTAGAGCAAATAAACGGGCAGCTGCCCGTCCTGCAGAGGGGGGAGGGGTTCCATATGTATATGTTATCTCAACATTCGATGAATTCCAACTAGTGGATGGAGAGCCGTACATAGTAGAGTGTTCAGCTAGAAAGTAATTTTTAGGGTCAATAATGTTTCCGTACATGTCACGAACTACATGTATCTTTAACACTTTTCTTCCTCTAAGTCGGACTCTTGTCAGAGAAGAAGCTCCATCACCCAAGAAGTCGTTACCAACCATACGGTTGTTGTGACCGACAGGAACGTTTGTAACAGAACCAGAGACAAGAATAGGACGGTATGAGGATGCAGAACCGATTGTCCTTAGGTACGAATCAAACTGAGACACATATCGCTCTGTTACGGTAGTTATTCCAGTAAATTTTCTTCCGGAAAGCGCCCACAATATGTATGATGCCGTCTTACAGGCATCGTAAGCGTACGTAGAGTCCTGAAAAACACCAAGCTCTTCTACGTTCACCCAAAGTTTGTCCGCTACCATTTAAGTGTCTACCTATCTTCTTTATGCATTTCGGAAAGGAGAACGTACAATTCTTCAAAAAGATTAGCATTTACAGTGTATGCTACTTTAACTTCCTCTATAAATGCTCTACGCTCATCTTCTGTCCAAGACACATTGTTTAGCAAATTTTTATATGTTTTCCTGTAGTGGAAAATATCTCCGATAGCGCTGAAGTCGTAGCAAGTCAAGGATTCAGGGCTCATATCGTACTTTTCAGATAGACACCTAGAAATTACCTGTCCTCCTATCATGTCCCCCATGTATCGGGTGTAGTGATAGGCCATAATTCTCTGAGGACTAGATCCTGCTTGGTAGACCGCCTCAATATATGCGGTTACTGCGGGAAGTCTGCTCGGGTCCACTACAGGATCTACACCATAAAAGGATAAATCACTGAATATTTTGTCTCTTCTGTCTAATTTTCTATGGTCAAACATGTTGAGTACAGGATCTTTACGATTCTTCATTAAAATGTCCTCGAGCATTACATACACCGGATACAACGCTCTTTGCCACTCAACGAAGGCAACAGGACTCCACAGACCTCCCATAATATTCTGGGCAAATCCACTGTCCTTAGACAGTTCGTGTGCATCAAATGTTTCGTGTTTCATTTGATCCACAAACTTTAAGTCAGACATATTTGGTCCTTACAGAATTAGTTAAAGGGCGGGTAACTACCCAAGTGTTAAACACTTTTGGAAGTCACCCGCCCTTCGAAAAAACTTATGCTACTGGGTCCTCATCAGACGGGACAATAAAGTCAACACTCTGATCTGGGTTGTACTCTTCACTGCCCGGTACGTTGAATGAGTCGTTTTCAGACCCAAAGATATCAGTAACTGCGTTGTAGCCTGCTTGACGAACTGAAGTACCTACCGGACTGACTGGTGCAGTTGGTACGTCTGCGTTGGTCTTTGCAAACCGAAATTGGCTTGTCGTAGGTACTGCAGTAATGATTTGAGTGCCATCAAATGGGCTCCCTACATCAGCTACTACCACTGTCTGTCCAACCGAATACTGATGCGGGGCGTCGGTAGTAAGTGTGGCAATATTAGATGTTAGTGACTTAGTAGTTACGCTAGCAGCAAGGTTTTTGTGCCAAGTGTAGAAGCCTCTAAGACCTACAGGTGCATATGTTGTACGAGCATACGAGTAAGAACGCTCTGTAGATACTGGGAACTCCCAGCGGCCATCAAGACCGTCTGCAAACAGATCGTTACCTAGGCCATAGCCCTCAAACGTAGTTGCAAGCATTCCGTTTTCAATCACACGGTCACCGGACTGGCGAAGGCGAGCATATGGGAATACCCAGTGGAAATATGGAAGTGAAGCAGAGCGACGACCATCTTTAATGGCAAATGACCAGCACTCAAGAGCAACACCACGACCTGTGGGGTCGTCCCCAACAGAGGGGGCAGCCCAACCAATACTCTTATTGTCGGGGGCAGCAAATGTTCCGAAGTTTTTACGGAGCAATAGACCGCCTGAAATCAATGCAGTTAGTTCTGAGTCGGGCTCACAGATGGCAAGTTCCATTGTGATCCGCTTCATGGTGTCAGGAGCCTTGTAAGAGACGCAAACTGTTCCGTCCGCAGACTTCTCAACAATTTCGTCACCTTCTTCATACTCAGGGGTGAAAGATACGCGCATAAACGCTGAAGTGGTGTACGAGTCGCCTGCTCCGTTGAGTAGACTACCAGCGGAGTCTAGGCGGGTAACTCGAATCGACACACCCTGTACGCTTGCCGCAAAGTCTTGTGTGGCCATTCTTTATTTCTCCTTAATAAGGGTGGTACTTAGGGTGTCGGAAGCGTTACGCGAACCGTGTAGTGAATACTTGGGTCAAAATAGGCTCCAGCCGGACGAGTGGCTTTTAGCCTCATATCATTAATAGTAGCATCTATTCCTTGGCCCAAGTTTTCGTTTACAACCTCTATTTTGCCTAGATGCACGTCTACTGGGCCAGTTGCGTACATCCATTTATTTGTAGCGCTTGCTGCTGCTCCGGAAGAACCTACAGGGCCATTACCCGAATAGCCAGAGCCAACAACAACAGGTGTTCCTAGACGAGTTTGAATGTAGTTTTTCTTATCAACATCGCCACCAAAACTAAGTTTGGACCCTAGGGCAGAGGCTACGTCCCTAGTCATATGTATAATTCCCTGCTCACCTAGAGGCGATTCAGCAATAGACTGTTCTAAATAGTACAGACCTTCATTGACATTAAAAGCCCCTATGGCGGAAACAGTGGAGGATGATGCTTTAGATAAGAAAGTGTTAGAATTCGTGGCAGCTGTTGCAGAAACGCCGTCCCAAAGCTCCTTTTCAACTGCTTTCTGAGTCCCTACAGCAAGTTGCTTTTTAATTTTAGCAATTCTATCTACGCCTAGCAAACCAAAAGTCGAAGAAAAGTCCTCTACCTCGATAAAGAAGGGCTCACAATCTTTGTATCGCGGTAAGTCGTCGCTATTAAACAGTTCCCCGTCGGATACCGCTTCGTCGTTAGTCGTTAAAATTCTAAGCGTACCCTGTGTGTCGAAGACATACGAGAATCCTCTAATCCATCGCTCGTCGTAATCTGCAGACGAGTGAGTCATCACACGGGCAACGCTCAGAAGTCCGCAAGAAGTAGGCTTGATCTCAGGAGCGTCATAAACTCCACGAAATGCCATATTTTCTCCTCTTAGACTTCTGAGCGTTACCGCGTTGTAATGGTTATTGGGTTATTGCTGGGGTAGCTTAGTACTCAATTGCTGCAGCAGTAGCGTTACCAGTCGTATCGCGGAGGGCAGCAGCCACACCGTTCACACTAATAGTGCTAGTGATTGCAAGCGATTCAATACCGACCTTGGCAACACCTTCGAAGGTTTCAACGAACATCTTGTAATCGTTGGTTCCGACGAGGGTTGAATCCCGGATAATTCCGAGGTCAAGAGTGCCACCATCAAGGAACACGAAGGTTCCCTCAGCAAACATGTACCAAGTGAATGTGTCTGAGAACTCTAGGAGTGCTCCTGTACCTTGAGTGCCATAAACGTCCTGATCAAGCGAGTAGCTAGCAACAACACCGCGAGCGGCCATGTAGCCGTCAATCTCACTGTAGGCATTGAGAGTGCTGTCTCCTGGCATTGACAGGGCTAGATCTGCAGCCATTGCATCTTTAACCCATGAAGGGAGAATCATGCGAATAGATGCGTCTGCTTCCAGACGGTGACGCGAACGGTACGCTGTTGCAGCGCGACCAACCTGAACGAGCATGTCACGGCCAACGCCAATTAGGCTGTTGGTAGTAACCGCTGTTGAACCGGCTGCAATCTTGCTGAGCAGGTACTGCTCTCCTTCGCGTGCGTGCTGAATCAGACCGAGCTCGTTGTGACGAGTAATCAGTTCTGGGTACGCACGGGTTGCGAGGTTACCGAACTGCATTTGAAGAGTCACGGCGTCAGTAGCGACGGTGGTCTCAGAAGCAGCAGTGACGGTCAAGCTTCCCTTTGCTGCTGGGTCTGGACTTCCTGCAGCATCGTTCGCTGCGGTCCAAACACCTACGGCGTCGCCGTAAGCACTAAGAACTGGAGGAAGAATAAATCGAATACCTCCACGGTCGGCTTGGAACTTAGGAAGAGCATCTCGCACTGGACGACTCGTGGTTCCGAATCCGAAGATGTCGTAACGAACCTCGAATGGTGCTTGATGTCCACCAGCGGCGACGAGGGCTTCTGGGCCAACGACGTTCTGGATCTTGTTCCAGTTTTCTTCAGGATCAGTACCTAGGGTACGATCAGAGGGGAATGAGGTGCTAACGGAGGCAACAATATGCTGCTCACCATCTCCACCATTTACCCGTCGCAGAGCATGGAGACGTTTCTCCATTGCAATTGCAACTTCTTTCATATCATTGAGCGAACTGCCAGCCGTGTAGCCAGGAATATCAGCGCCCGCCGTGATCGCCACGGGAGCAAATGAAGCCTGTGCAACAGGGCGACGATCCGCTGGAACCTCGATGTTGAGGTTATCTGCATTCTCTGCAGAAGCGGTCACGGGTGCCTCCAGGGGTAGTGTTTCGGTTGATTCTTCTTTTACTGCATTTTCTGAGCCTTCAACAACTTCTGCGACTGCTGTTTCAGTTACTTCCTCGGAAGCGGCAAGTTCTTTCTCTGCCTCTTTTTCTTTTTCTTCTTCTTCCTTGGCAGTATCTTCTTCAGCATTCTTATGCATTGCAAATTCGGCTGGGGTCTCTTCGGCTTGTGCCTCCGAGGCTGCTTCATCGGTTGAGAGTTCTACGGTCTCTTCCACAGCGGTTGACGCTTCGGACATGGTAGACATTTCCATTTCTTCTTCATCCTCATCGGATTTAGATTTCATTTTGGGCATTTCTTCCTCTTCAGCCTCAACTTCAACTTCGACAACCTCTTCTACAGGGGCGTCTTCCACTGGGGCTTCATCGGATGGCATGGCTTCGGGGACTTCCTCTTTCATTGGCATTGCTGCTTCTGTCACTGACTTGTCCTCCTCTTCCACTTCTTCTTCCATACCTGCTTCCATGTCTTCGTTAGAACCGCCGTCTTGACCGTGAACACGAGAGGCTGCTTCAGAGGCTTTTTGAGCCAATTCAACAACCTGAGCCTCGCGGCGCTTGACTTCACCGCGAACGGTGTCAAGCATGTCGGCAAGCGACGTCATAGCGTCAACTGTCTGTGGAGTGGGATCTTCATTCTCAGCCGTTTCAAATTCGCTGATAATCGAACTCTGTAACTCCGACACCTGAGTATCGTCAAGTTCGCTGAGCTGATCCAGCATTTCCTTGATTCGGTCCACTGTCCATCCTCCAGGCCAGTTGTGGGAATTGGCTGTTCCAATTTCCCTGCTGATCGGTCGGGCCGAGGGACTCCGAGACGCACGAGGCGTGGAGGCACTCCACCTAGTTACTTATTGTACCTTGATTTATAGAGTCTTACTTCGATTAACGATGTTTAAGTTAATAATCTTAAAAGTGTTGCCATTTGACCAGATATCTCTGATTGATTGAATACATCATTACCGGAAAGGAATGATTTCAATTTTTTAGTAGCAATGTCTGCGTCTTCTTGGCCAATCTTCTCTTCTACGCGAGATATCATATCTTTCATTAGACTTTTTAGTGCCGGTGGCAGGTCTGAAAACCTAATTTTTTCGGCATCTACTCCAAAGGCAAACGGGAGATTGGCAATGACCTTCCCAAGCTCCCTGCTACTGTTTCTCACATTTTCTAAGGCGTCTGGGTTTAGGGCCTTAGTATCCAGACGATCAATGATGTCAATCAGGTCTCCGGAAGCCTTTGCAGCATTGGAGTAGTCTCCAGAAAAGTCAAGATTTTCGATCTCTTCCACCTGTTTAAGGGCTTTGTCGAGCCCAGCAACGCCAAGGTCTAGTTTTAGACGTGCAAGAACTGTCCTAAACTTTCCGCCAGAATCTCTAGGTTGTGTTTTGGCGGTGTATTTGCCTTCTCTTTCAGTTTTAGGTCCGTTATCCCTAGAAGTTTTTTCCTCCTTTAGGGCTCTAATCTCTTCCGGAGTCAGATTTTCTATAATATCGTCTTCAACAGCAAATTCAGTAGACACGTCCTCAGAATCAAACTCTTCGACATTTCTGCACAGAATTATTACTTCTCTTTCTGGCTCCCAATCACTGTCATAGTTCATATCTTCTTCCATATCCAGCCACTCAATAGGGGTGGACATGTCTTCATCGGAAATTTCGGTAGGAGTGATGTCATATCCCAAGTAAAGTGCTTCTGAATTATCCAGTGCGGTGTCGTTGACAGCACTATTGTTACCGGGATTGAGTTTGCTCCCTGTATATACGCCAGTAGCGTCCTTGTGGCGTAGTTGGCAGTATCCCTTAGAACGAACCCCCATATACTTAGAGAGGTATCTAACACAACGCTTCCAGTCTCCGGGAGTTCCCCAACGAATTTTTGCAGCGCCTTCACCCTTAGTCCAGTAAAGCCGTAGTTTTTCTGCATTTCCACGGTTACGATCTAAACCACCGGCAGAGACCATAGCCTCAACAATTGCTAGTCTTTTACGAACGCTAGCAACAACGGAATCTTCTTCATCGTCAGAGGACGCATCTTTAGGCACGCAATTAGGGACTTCTTTACCGTTTTTTGTTTTAGTACCTATCATCTCGTAGCCATCCCAGCAGGGATTCTCCATCTCAAGTTCTGAAGTATTATCAGAGAGCACGGACTTTGCTTTATCTATTCGCTCTCTAATGTTAAAAAATAATCCATCCTCATCATCTTCATCCGAAAAGCTTGATGTGTCGGTCTCCCAGCTGTCTGGAAGCATATCCTCTTTACCTAATGCTTCTGCACGATCAGTAATGTGCGATTTTACCTCGGGACGCTTGTCTTTAGACAATCTTTCATAAGCCAAAATAGCATTCTCTAAGTCACGAGAATTTTCAATAGGAAACGAACCGTCTGGAAGGGACTCACCCTTTTTTGCCAGACGGTCACGTTCTTTTGGGTCAAAGTTTTCCATATTCTTTTGACCATATGACATATCTTTTTTAGCCTTTTTTATTCTATCGCTGAGTTCTTCGGCTTTAATGGTAAGTACACGACTCCGTGCAGTATTAGCAGCCTTATCAAGTGGCTCGCGCTCTAAACGGTCCATACGAGCGTTTAACTCTGCTACAGGGTCAGTCTTCATGTGGGCTAACATACTTGCACCAGCTGCTACAAGAGCCATAATTTGACCAGAGGCAACACGAGAACGGGCGATAGGAAATCCTGGGACATTTACTTGACACACGGCAACAAGTTCAAGGTGTCCCTTAATAGGACGCCAGTCACCTGAAGGAGCAGAGGCACGAAGAGCTCGGATCTGCTCAGGGGTAGTTCCTGGTCGTAGTGCGCCAGAAACCCAAATTCCAAAGGCATCTTCTCCTGCATGAACATCTGCAATTGCAGAGGCAGTGTCATCGTAGTGACGAACTGCCTGACTTGCACTCATCTCTAGGGACGCATGTCCACCAGCCAGTGTAAGTTGCCCGACAGGGATGTCAGAACCTTCTTCGGTGCGAACTACTCCAGTGTGGAAGTAGGAGTACTTACTTCGGCTACGAGGAGGTCTAGTCCCAAAAGACATTCCAATATGGTCAACATGCCATGCAGCAATGTGACCGTACACACGGCCCTCATCATCCACTGTTAGAGGAGTTGCCTGCTTAAGACCGGGTCTATCAAACCACGATTGAGGGGGAGTTGTTGGGATAACTCCTGCTGTAATACCGCAGGCCACAAGAGCAGATGCCTCACTGGGATCTACATCTTCGACATACACGCCATCTGGGATCATTTCATCCTCCTGCTTATCCTCTTCAATTTCTATTGTGCATTCTTGAAATGCAGGTTTTGGGACAATAGTTACAGCCATAACTCTTGCCTTGCTAATCTTCATTCTACCGGTAGAAATTTCTCCGTCTTCTGAGTTTTCGGACTTTTCGGTCTCTTCTAGGGCCTCAAACTTGTCTAAATCAGCGGAAACTCCACGGATAAATTTTCTACGGACTAGTCTTTCGGCTTCTTTACCATAATTTCCAGTGTCAAAGTATCCATAAGCGTTACCAATACCTAAATCAGTCTTTTGCATAAAGTCAATACGGCCCACAACTACAGATCCATTGTGTCCTTCGCCAGTCTTGATCTGCCAGAGAAGCGGGAGGGGTAAGTCTCTAATGTCGATGGCCTCCTTATCAAAGATTCTGCCATCTCCTGACTCGATTCCCTCAGGAATAACTAACTTGATCTTAAATCTTGCCCCATCGATTGTCGCAGATCCTCCGGCAGTAACCACCCTATCCCGAGCATCAGACATTCTTGCTCTAGCAATAGCGTTAGCTATGATTTTGTCCTCCGAAAGAACCTCATAGCCACTAAAGTCTTTTCCAGTTCTAGAAGGAAGTTCAAACTTACTGTTGGTGTTTTTCCAATCTCCGGAAACTTCCTTCTGAATTAGGGCGCAGTAAGATTTAGCCATAGGACCCATAAACTTTGCCATGCTATTGACACAACGTTCCCACGAACCGTCTTTACTCCACATAATCTTTTCGGCACCCTTGCCGCTAGACCAGTAGTTACGAAGTCGATCAGCATTACCGTGATTAAGGGCTCTAACTTGATGCGAACCTGCTGAAGCCGTTACAGAAGAGTCAACCTGAGTTAAGACTTCCTCTAACACGCCTAAATCAAGTTGAACGATAGGCGGGGGTGTAGCACTATTAATGTCAGCAAGCACAGAGTCATCTCGCTCCCACTTGCCGGGAGATCTTTTAAATGTCATAGGAGCGCCACTTTCCGGGCCTTCCGGAACTAAAGCGACAACGTCCATAACCGCTTGAGGGTCGTCGTCAGCAACAATAGCAAAATAGAGAGGATCTACGTCAGATTCTTCAGGCTCTTTATAGTCATTTTTACCGGGCTTTTCAGCAGAAGAAGTTAGGGCATCTATTTTTGCTGTGTCTCTTTTTTTCTGGACCCTTTCAGGAAACTCACTTATGAGTTTTTGTATTTCTTCCTTGCTAAGCACAGGAAGCGCACTAGGAAGTTTTGCAATACTTTTATCTGTAGTTTGTCGAGTCTCCCCAAGAATTCCAGAAGTATCTATAGGGCTTACATCTGGTACGGGAGGTGGTACAGGCCTATTAGGATCTTCTTTCTCTGTTTTCTTTACAAGAACCTCAACAGTTTCACCACTATCCATTTTTACAGTGGCAGTTGCTTTCTCATCGTTAATACTTTCAATAACGCCTCGAGTAGCTTGATCCCCATTAACAACTACTCGTCCACCTTTTTCGGCAAATCTACCCCTACCGTCTCTTGTCTGAGACTTTACATTTTTTGACCGCTCTTCTGGGGTGTAGTTACCGTCCTGCTCTCCGGCAGCAGTAACTGCCTCAAACTGATCCCAATCTAGGTCATATTTTGCGCCATCATATAGATCCCACTCGGCGGAAGACAGCAAGGAGGGTAATACCTCACGAAATGGTGAGGTATCGAATAAAGCAGCTATATTAAGTGCGGTTTGTGCATCTACGGGAACGTGACGCTTCTCTTCCTTGTCATAGGGATCGTCTAGGGCCGCGTCATAGGTGTCTATATAGTTTTCTAGATTTCCCAAATCGCTCCAGCAGCCATCATCCCAGACGTAGACATCTCCGTCAGACTCTACTTTATATAGACGATCAAAAGACCCGCTTCTGCGGACCCGAACAACGAATTGAACAGATTCCCTAGAGAAGTCGGAAAAATCTACGGTTTTTGGCGGCTCAAACATGTCTAGGCCTGCTGTGAGAGATTTACCATTCTCTCTTTCGACAATTGCCGTAGCCCACTTTTTAGCAGCATCCCCTCCCCAAAGAGCCCAAGCAATACGGCCCTTAGATGGGTACCCTTCACCTCCGGTTTTATATCCTTTCCCCTTTTTATCCACTTCATGGCGTGGGAAGTACTTTGCAATATGACGAATCTTTTTGATACCAATCTGACCGCCATCAGCTAAGGTTTTTGCAGTGTTTTGCCCAACAGGTGTGCCCCCGCGATTAAATTCTTTTTTCCACTCGAGCGCTCTTTTTGCTTCTAGTTGAACTGCCTTAGGAATAGTGTGCATACGGTCACTACTAGACAGTACTTGGATGTCTAGCCCTACAATAGATGCTTCCCCAAGCTCTTCTAATGCAAGGGACACTGTTTTACCATCTTCTACGTCGTCAACAAGTTTAGAGAGGGACAACTTTTCTCCCACTTCTAGCACAGTTTTTGTAGTTTCGTTAATAAGAACTCCTTTATTACCAGAAGCCAGAAGTACGTTATCCCCCCTACGACCTACTAACTCCATTATTGTTTCTCCAGTTTCACGACGTAGTCGAGGATTTCTGATCTATTAACAGATCTTTCGTCCTCTTCTGCCTTATCGAATATCTTAATAACTTCTTCTGACATTGTAGCAACTGCTAAACCATTTAATGATTCAAAACCCTCTTCGTCTAGGGGGACCCACTCTCCGTGGACACGCTCTAGAGACGATTCTCCCCCCCTATTCCAGTCAATAATTGCGGACACTAAATCATCAGGAAGGATAAAAAATACAGCATATGTTTTGTTTGTCATTATTACTCCTCTTCTAGTCCTTCTGTAACCATTATTGCTTCGCGCAGTATGGATTTTTTTTCCTCAAAATCATTTACAAGTTCCATATAGTCTTGGGCGTTTTTTAAGGCCTCTTCGTATGTACCGTAGGGCTCACTAATATATATTTCTGCGGGAAAGTTGTACACAAGACCCTCTACAAACTCTTCCAGATCTTTTGTATCACTGGCTGCTATTCTAGACCCAAGTGCTCTTAGAAGATCTTTTGCATATTCTTCGTCGGTATCAAGTGGGAGCATAAACTCAGTAGTTTTTGTGTCAGATATAACTACAAATAGATCAGAATCTGGTAATATATAGCCACTTTTTGCTACTCCAACTACAAACGGCATCAGTATCGTCCTCCAGTTATTGCATCAAGGTATGTATCAATATTGTCCAAAATCCACTGAGCACGCTCTGAAATATACCCTGACCCACGTTGATCAATAAAATCTAATATTTCTGCACGTTCTTTCATTCGTTCAGCAAACTCTTTTATATGATTTTTAGCAGCGTCCTTTCCTATCATACGAACATACTCTGCTGCAAGACCCTTAGCCCCGTTAGCATTTCCGTGATAACCCTTAATAACCTTATCAGGCCTTAAGTGTAAGGCGTCCGGTAGATATCTTTCAGCGTTGTTAAAGTCACCGTTAAACATGGCTAATCCGTTATCTATTGGTATGATTCTCCACTTTCCAGTAATTGGATCTTGACCATACATATAGTTACGTTGATGGCGGTCAGTATTTCCTACTATTCCATTAGCGACAAGGAAGTCCAGGATTTCTCCTTGATATTCAGGTATAATAGCATCTATAGATCCCTGCGCTTCATACTTGTCGGCGGCCTCCCCAATATTTTCCAGTCCAAAGAAACCGGTGTCGGCAAACTCCATCACCGCTATTCCTCTTAAATTTGGACCTGCATCTGCATCTAGATTTCTGTTAATAACCTTGGCTAGGGGGACAGCAAACCCTAGATCTCTATATAGTTGAGCCACCATTTCCTCGGAGTTAATACCGTTAGCCTTAAATCCCACTCTACCTCCGGAATCTTTGTCTATTTTAACTACGATATAATCATCTGTAACACTATTTCTAAGTAAAACAACTTGGTTAATACCATTACTTAAATATCTAACTCTACGCCAATCTCCTACACCTATCTCTATATCTTTCATATTTTTTCCGTCAAAATCGGCTATCGCTGCATCTAGTTTTTCATATTGATTTCCTCCTGGATTTCCAGGTTTAGCCATGTCGGGTAGATCTCCAAGACCATTTATAAGTCTCTCAAACTCATCAATTTTATTTAGAAAATCTGGATTGTTTCTTGCACCAGGATTTTTCTTTATCTCATCTATAACATTTTTTACCGCTAAAAATCCATTTCTATACCCAACATTGTATGGGTCAGGGTTAAGTATAATTTTTTCATAACCCCCCCGTAATCTGTTATATTCTTTTCTTCCCAGAAGACCTGGGTCATTTTTCATTTCTTTTTTAATTTTAATAATGTCTAAAAATCCTTGACCTTTAAGTATAGAAAGGTTGTCCTGTAAGTCAGTAGAAATTGCTCTTAGTGGTACATTTTCTTTTCTTGCTCGTATTGCCTTAAGTTCCATGACTTCATCAAACCAACCAAAGTAAATTGCAATTCTTATTACTTCATCTAAGTCTTTGTTAAGACCTTTATCTCTACGACGATCTATTCCCTCCGGAGAAAGAAGTTTTATCATCCTGTCATAGTGGTATTTAATTGTCTCATCTTTAATGTCAATTTCTTCGTATGTTGGTAGCGAAGACTTATTTTCAATATCTTTAGCAAGTTTTTTGGCTCTAAGTTTTGCCTCTTTTATTGCTATAGTTCTAGGCTCAGGAAGATCCGGAACTTTTATTTTTTCAGAGGGCTCTTCCGTCTTAGGGGCAGAATCAGCAACTTTTTCTCGGAATACTTCTGCTAAAGATACAGCCTCTCTTGACTTTTCCAATAGAAGATAAACTTTTTCATCTCCGCTGGCTAGTTTCACTCTAATACGAACTTGTCCCCCTAAATCTTCAATAGATACAATTCTCTGTACTCCGTTTAGGTACCTATATAAGATGTCTCCTACTTTAAGATTTCCTATGGATAGATCTTTTTCCTCCTTTAAGTTGTCTCTTACCCATTGTTCTCCATTAACCATCCAATTTTTTTCTAACTCTATTTCAGAGGGAGTAAGAGTTTCCCCTTTGGGCTTTACTTGATATACCTCATCCGAAATAGCAATGTCACCTTGTGCTACTTTAAACTCTCTGTATCTCACTAATTCGCCATCAGAAGTCTGCACTGTTAGAGAAATATTACCATTGGGCAGTTTCTCTACTTTGACTATTCTTCTAAATCCTCTCACTTCTGCGAATAGGAAATCTCCTTCTTTAAGGTCTGTTATATCTAGCCCGAAAACTTTCACAGCGTTTTCTTTAACCCAGGCGTCTCCACCGGCTAAGAAGTTTTTCTCATTTTCTGTTTCGGGGCTGGCTTCATTGTCGGGAGTCTTACCGCCTACGACATCGGGGTTTATTCTTCTAGTTCTCTCCCCCTTATACCCTACGGGAGGTATTCTTCCTACGTTCCAGTTAATATCAAAAAGTGCGGCTGCAAGTCTGCTTGTCACACTATCTTTACTTTCTCCAGAGAATGCCGAATTAAAGTCATCTCCTCCCATCTGAGGAATAATTTTTGATATGTCATTAAGCTCTTCAAATGTAAGATCTTGCATCCAGTCTTTTTCTTGATCTAAAATGTAATCTACATATTCGTCTACATAGATATTATTTGCATTCTCTTCGATAGGTCGATAAACTTTTCTTTCATTTTGCTGCTGTTTATTTTCTTCTTTTGATTTAGAGGGTTTTACGACTTCTACTCCAAGCAGTTCAGCTAATTTTTCTTGGTCAAACTTTATGTTCTTATCCCCCCCAGCGCCTCCAACATTTCGTCTCTCTCTTTCAAGAGTTACAAGCATATCCAATACTCTTCCCTGAGTATCTGCTCCATTGAAAAAGTCCCTGTTGGCTTCAATATACTCGAAAGATTCGTCAGGAAGAAGAGCCATCCACTCGGCCATATCTTTGGGAACAACAATATTTCTATTTGCTAGTTCCTTAGCAGCAAATTTTTCTAACTTGTCTTCTCCAGATGAAATAACTCTTAGGTATTCCTTGTAGAGATCCAAGTCATCGAGAGTCCATAGAGACTCTTCATATACTTCACCAGAATCTCTATTTGTATTCTCTCTTTGGCCCCTTAAAATTTCGTCTTTGAGGTCAGGTTGCTCTAATATAACAACTCTATTGGCAACATAGAAAAATTCGTTACCTACCCACTTTGGATCATCTGCTTCCAAAACTTCAACGTATATGCCCCCCTGACGAACCACACCATCTCTTATATATGGTTCTCGTCTTAATACTCTACCTCTAATAATATTTACTGCTTCGTACTCAGGGCTTACTAATTCTCCGTCTCGGTTATGAGCAATTATATCGCCTTCACGGATAATATTTCCGTTTATATCTACATACTTAGGGTCTTCTATAGGATTGTTAGCATCTACTTCTCTACCAACTACTCTATGAATAGGTCTTGGCATTCTAATTCCTCTGTCGTCCCATCCTGCAAGGAATTTTTTCATCATGCCTCTAGCAACACCAAGATCTTTAATATCTCCTTGCTTTAACTTTCTCTTAGGGAGTCTTTGTAGGCCTTGTGCTAGTCGGTCAAGAATTGAGTTTTCTGGTGTTTTATTGTTACCGTAATTAGCCCCTTTCCGAAGTTTCTGGTTTCGAGTAAGACGACGGCGCTTGTCTGGGGCTGGCTCGACTGTTTTAACCGGTTTATTGCGTTTAGCTATCTCCTCTTTAACTCTAACAAGGAATCTCTCAGCAATACGCCTCTCACGGCCTTCCATTGCATTTACTGCTTCTAAAGCATCTGAAAGTTGCTCAGAGTTCATATCTTTCGGGTCCATACCAAGCAATTCATCAACGTACTCATCGTCAAGTATCCGCTTAGATGGTGGTGGATCAACTACATATCTATTGCCCTCAAATTGAGATCCTACGTCGTCTTTACTATCTTGATCTCGTCGCGCAAGCTCAGCCTGGGTCTCCATCAGAGTTAGGGCAGCAATACGTCTTTCACGGCCCTCCATTTGATTGATCATGGACTCTAGGTCAAGAAGTTCTTGCAGAGAAAGATCTTGAGGGGGGGAAGAAAGAAGGTAGTCTAGGTATTCTTCTGTATACTCTACATCTTTATTTATTTTACCGTCTGGATCTACTCTGTAGAACCCACTAGGAGTTCTTCCACCGGTATCCTCTCCCGTATTCTCGTCGCCACCGCTACCGCTACCGCTACCGCTACCGCTACCGCTACCGCTACCGCTACCGCTACCGCTACCGCTACCGCTACCGCCACCGCCACCGCTACCGCCACCGCCACCGCCACCGCCACCGCCACCGCTACCGCTACCGCTACCGCTACCGCTACCGCTACCGCCACCGCCACCGCTACCGCTACCGCTACCGCTACCGTCCCCCGTGGATACACCCCCGGGTTTTAATGCTGCGAACAAAATTTTATTTGTGTCTTCTCCCTGAAGTTGTAACGCATCTCTTAAGGCCTCGGCTGGTATGGATGTTATCGGGAATTCACCATCAGAGTCTTCTATCAATAGTCTTCCCATACCATCATTTTCGGCAATAAGAGACTCTTTAAAGGCGGATATAAGATCTTCTGTTACTACAGTATTTGCAAGATTTATTGGGTCAAATCTAAGGTTATTAAATTCATTATCAAAGGGTCGCGGATCTATTTCGTATATACCTACTGGAAAAGAGTCTGGTATATCATTTATAGGGAGGTACTTTTTGTAATCCCCAGTCCGATTAAACTCTTCCTTTTCTTCGTTTGATAGACCTTCAAGAAGAGGAGGAAGATCCGTACTCGTATCTTCTTCTAGTTCTAGCCGAGCCTTTGGCTCTTCTTTTTCTAGTTTATCTAGAGTACTTTTAAACCTACCGAATTTTTCCCAAGACTCGCGCCTAGCATTACTAGGATTGTCAACAAAAAAACGAGTCTCATAGTTTTCAAGTCTAGCTTCGTATCTGCTACGCATCGTACCAGCGCCCGGAAATTTATCCTTGTTGAGGGCTTCAATAATTTCTGAATAGCTTCCACCAGTACGCAGCAGTTCTTCAGCATCATCCCCTAGTCCCATGCTTTGTGCTAAGTCAGCGGCGCTGTTTCTTTCCTCCTGAGACACCATCTCCATTTCTTGGGGAGCTGAATCCGGGATAGTTGCTACAGGGGCAGTTGACTCACCTGAATTGAAGATGTTATTGATCTCTTCTTTTGGATCAAATCCGCGATTCTTAAGAGCCTCTGCAATTGCTTCGGCGGAAACTAGCTCGTCTCCTTGATCAAATGGAAGATTACCAAACCCCTCGGCAGGCGTGCCATCAACAGGAGAAATTGCCTCTGAAAGAGCATTACGAAGATCTTGATCTGAAATGTCTCGATTACTTCCAAGTTCTGCAGGGTCGTCTGTGTAGTCTTCGGACGCTTGGTTGCTCCGACCTTCAGGAATGTAGGGGGTGTCTAGATCTGGAATGTACGCACCATCGGGAGCATTAAGAAAATCAGACTTTGTATCTCCAACAGGATCTTTAGTTACTGGTGTAGAAGATTCAAATTGATCCCCAAAAAGTCTAATGGCTACTTCTTCAGCATTGTCATCTTCTGGGGTCTCGTCGGCAACTTTGTTAAGTTGTTCTTCACTAAGTTGTGCAATAACTCCTGGATCTCTACCTGCAGCCTTGTCACTGCTGTTCTGGTTCAACCGGATGTAGTCTTGCATTTCTGACCAAGACTGTGCTGTGTAGTCAAAATCTATTGGCTCTGCTCCGGCGTCACGAAACACATATAAAGGTCTGTTAAAATCAATCATTTCTCCAGAAGTTACATTTTCTGGGGCCTCTTCATCGTTAGGGTCAAATTTAAATACGTCGTGTTCGTCGTCGGTAAATTTTTCACCGGGACCGTCGTAGTTTGTGTCCTTGTAGAACCCTTCGGGGGCACTTATGTAGGCAATATCTGCCTCATTAATGATTGAATCTTTAGCAGTGACCTCTTTTGATGGTGCTGGAGAGTACCCATCCCCCGACTGTTCCAGTGAAATAGTGGCTTTACGAGACTCTCCAGCGGATGCAGGAATTCTTGCGAGGGTGCCGTCTGCGTACTCAACATCAAAAAAGTTTCCACCGGATGAGTCTGTTCCCTGACCAACTAAAGTACCAGTACGGCTAAAGATTTGTCCAGCGCGAGAAATCAGTGTAGACATGCCTCCACCCATCCACGCGAATTGACCCTCACGGTCACGACGCTGGAGCTTTGCGCGAGCGGAACGAGCAGCGCTAGAGTTACCATCCCCAAAGGCAGCAACTAGAGCACGAAGCGGGACAGTACCTTCGCTAAGACTAGAAAGTCTTGCAATGTAGTAGTCGTGCTCAATACTTCCAACCTCCGCATTTAAAGCAGATGCCACTAGCGAGCGGGCCTCTTCTGTTTTAATACGGGGATCTGCTGCAATCCATCTGGCACTACATGCTCTTATTGCTGAGCGAGACATAGCGTTTCGTCTAGTAGATAGCGGGTTACCAATAGGAAGCAAATCAGTGTTTCTAGCTTTACGGAACATGCTGTTTCCGCGCTGGCTTACTCTCACAAAGTCTGATACGTCACGAACAGCAAGATGCTCACGTACGGAGAATGGTAGTGCGCTAGTTATGGCAAGGGATCTATCTACAATCATCTCAACTATGCCAGTGGCTACATATCGACTTCCATTTACTCCTTCATTAGCGTCAGAGACTATTCCCAACGCTGACGAAAGAATTCTTTCTTTGTGATTAGACACTTAAGTCTGCCTTTCTAGATAGTGGGAAGAAGGTCTGCGTCTTGGCTATCGTACTTATTAGTTGCAAGACCTAAAGAACGCTCGCGGGGACTTTCTCCAGAAGTAACTGCTCGTAGCCATGAAGCACGAATGGCTGGCTCAATCTCGTATCCCATACCGGAAAGCTCTGTAAGAGCAAGAACGTACTCTTCTGGACGGTCAATGGTCTCTAAGTCAGAGAAGGTGAGAGAGGCAGCGGCAGCGGACGCAACCAGGGCATCTTCACTATAGGTACTGCGAGCATGGGAGCTAGGAAGCAAATCATTGTCAACCTTGTATAGAGAGTTTGCTGGCCTACCAGAGCTGAGCAACCGAAGGAACGCATCAACTCGTGTTAGTCCGCTTTTATTGCGATCTGTTGCAGCAGATGCAGTTAGAGCGCCACGACGAAACACTGCGCGAACACTTTCGACCGAGGCTTGGAGAGATGCAGGAGCTTTTTTGTTGTGTCGCACAATTCGGCTTGAAATCTCTTTTTCGGTTTGATCTCCAAAGTAGACATATTCCATATCTCTATTAACGTCGTAGGCAACATGTGAATCTGGAAGCATCTCGCCTTCCATCTCTTCTTCTTCTGACTTGTTGCCAATACCAGTGATGGCATTTAGCTGCCAACGCCATTTCTTGTGCATGTTATCTCGGGATGCGAGGAAATCCGCAATACCTTGTTCGTTAATCTCGTTGGCAATTTTAGCGGCAGCGTCAATAGAAGCAAGAACAACTTCATTAGCTTCATATAGTGCGATAGACATTTCCATTGGGTTTGACCCAATAAAAACACTTTTAATTAGGCTAGGCATGCCGACCTCTTCAACGGACTGAGGAGCTAGAGCATTGAGTTTTCGGATGTTTTCTGCCCACTCATCAATTGATCCGTAGACATCTTCGTAGATCTTCTTGAAAAATCTATGGTATTCGCTGAAGTCCGAACCTTCTACGTTCCAGTGATAGGCGTGTGCTCGAAAGTACATGGTAAATGAGTCGCTAATTCCCTGCTTAAGGGCTTCAACGCAGGGACGGCTCTTATCCATTATTTTCTCCTACTAGTTTCATTGGTTAGGCTCAAAAAGGTTTGACGGTACTTCTTCAGACGGTGCTTCAGGTGTTGTTGGAGAGGGTGTAACTTCACCGCCACCTGCTGCATCTTGAATTCCTGCCGGAACAGGGGCAACAGATGTAGCTTGTTGTACGTTTCTTACTCCTGTCATTACTTCTGGTGCAAGAGTTGTTAGCAGAGACTCGGTAAGTTCGGGTGTCATTACGCCACGCTCAAAGAGCATACGAATTGTAAGTTCTTTGGCGTCCGGTGCATCGGCATCTGAAAACCCGTGGGCTCGTCTCCAAGCGTTGTAAGAAACTGCGTTACGATCAAACCCTGCATCAGCGTCGGCTGCTCGGTCGTTACGAGTTGCAACGGCGCTTGGGTCATACCAAACAACAAGCTTTTTAACTTCATTTTCATCAAAGCCATTTGCAATTAAGTATGGTCGAAGGTACACAACCGTAAGGGAGTCAACAAGAAGCAGCATGAGTGGTTCGATGTGCGCCTTATAAAGAGACTCGTCAATCTGGAGAGCATTAGAGTATTTGACATTGGCCAGACCCGTTACTACATCTTTCGGTACATCAAGGCCCTGAAGAATACGTTCGAGGACGCGATCAGCACGCTGTGCAAGAGCTGGGTCGAACGATCTTTCAAATTTAAACTGCTTGATAGCGTCCCCAAGTTCTGCAGGGCCTCGGATGATAAGCGGCACAACGGCACTAGCGGATTCCTCATCTCTAATAGGTGTAGTCATTGCATCAATAAGTTGTTCTTCAAACTCGTCTTCTGCTTCTTCGGGGGTAAACGAGACCGGATCAATTTCGGAATCGTAGTCAAGAGGGAAATCTCCATCACCCTGAGCAGCGACAGAGAGCCCGTCAGGCAGGTAGAGAGCGCCAGCGTTAAGGCGTGAGCGTGCAGTAGCGCGGAAGGTACGGTTAAGCAAAAGTAATTCTGCACAGTTGTGGACTACAATACCATCTGCAATAAAGTTTTCCGTGTCAGGCACCGTCATATCCCAGACGGTGGCTTCACCATCAGGAACAATTGACTTAACTGAGGAAACAACAAAAGGCTGGTCTAAAGAAAGAAGCTCTCGAGCAGACTTGTTCCTTCGCATGGGCAAGTCACCACGTCGATTAGAGGTGTTGCCATACATTTCAAACCTATGCAATGGCTTAGCGTTTAACGTAGGCTTTGTGTTTCCAGCTATGTGCATTACTTCAGGGCGTTCCTGTGTCATCACACTGCTGACCCTGTCCCCGTGCATAATGTGCATGGCACGCACTTGGGAGACAAGACCATAGCTTGCAGAGGCGTACGAATGGTAGCCCTTAGACTTTGCCCCTCCCGAACCGTCAGCCTCAAAATAACCTAAAAGAAAAGATTTCTGAACGTCGGTAGGAGACGCCCAAATAAGCTCAGGTACTGTTTTTTCATATGAGTAAACGGCAAGACCGAGAGAGCGCATATCTGAAGTAAGTGCTTCAGACTTAACTCTAAAGTTCCCGCCCTGATGGAAAAAGTGGTCGGCATTCCAGTAGTCCTGAGCAATTTGAACAAGCCTACTGCGAACTATAGGGTTGTAGTCCGCAACATTTAGGCAATTCTTAGAGTACTTCCCCCTATGAATGTGTCCGTCGCCTGTAACTTGCCCAATAAACCACGCGACGTCCTCGTTGATTTCAACACCAGATGGCAAAACCTGCATGTCGTAACTAGGCGTGCCAGCAGTCTCGAAAGAGACGAGCATGTCACCTCTAGAAAGCTCATCAACACGAACGTATGAAAGCTCGTATTTAGCACTAACGCCTTTTTTAGTGGCTGGGTTTGAATCGCGCAAAACAAGAACAGGGTGGTTGCCAGTGGCGCGGATTGAACGGCCTCGAGAAGAGACTTTGTAGACTGGCTTAACACCAGTAGACCACACGCGGGAAGCCATAGACTGCACTAGCTCTCCAGAGTCTGGATTGCGAGAGTAAACTAAATCTCCTGCAGAGACATTTTCAATAGGCACAGCGCCCTTAGGTGTAAACACCAGAGTGCCCTCAGCAAGGCACAGGTCTAATAGACCACGCAAACTCGAATCCGCTTCATCTGAGTAGCGAGGATGTGACCTCCAAATACGGCCAACGAAAGACCTATCAGTAAGTGAAATACCTTTTCCTACAGGAGTCATACCTGAGCCGGAAGTACTGTTCTGTTCACGCCGACCAATAACTGAAAAGTTTCCGCGTGCGTCGGTGATAAGTTCGTCAGTAGATTTAATGTCCCAGGTTTCTGGCAACCCTGTACCAGGACGCTCAGGAATTTGAACTAGATAACATTCTCCGGTGACAGAGAGATTGAGGGCCGCGTCCCTAAGAAGTCCGGCTTGGCCACCGTACGCTGAGCTTAATCTTTCTAATGCACGTTCAGATGCGGCTGCAAGTCGGGGGTCAATGTTTTCTGCCTTAGAAACCGGTGAAGGAGTTTCTGAAGGATCATCAACGGCTGCTGAGTAAATTCGGATACGGCTAATAACAGAGGCAACAAGATTAAATGCGTACTTGATTTCGCCAATTGCATCGTAATATTCCCAGGCTTCAGATTGCCATGCGCTGGACGCTGACGAACGGCGGGACTTGAATTGTTCGTATTCTTGGAGGTCTCTAATCTTAATTTGAACGGCGGCTGCAGTAAGAGATCTAGGAGTTGAGTAGGCTACAGATTTTGCCGGAGTCGTACCTGACGCGGAAGTGAAAAGAGAGCTTGACGGAACTACTTCCTTAGAACTAGAGCTAGAAGTTTTTGGTGCCTCGTCCCGACTAAAAATTCCCACTTATACTCCTGTGTCTCGTATGCGGAACATGCTGACTAATCAACTTGTGCGGCGATAATTCCCGCTATGGCAGAGGCAGCAAGAGCCGTCTCAACTACGCGGGTTGTCTTAGGTGCAATCATACGGGATAATTGGAGTGCTGATGCCGCATATATAGAGGTACACCAGTAACATGTAAAGAGATATCCTATCTTTGAGGACTCTGGAGGGTACTTACTCCACACTTTTGACCTTACCGGCTCAAAGATCTCGTCCTCTACGACAAGACGGGACAGTCGGTAGGTTGCAAGTCCTGTTGTTACTAGATCAAGCATCGGGGTCTCCTGTTGCGCTTAGGTAGCTTCCAAAGGGGCTCCAGGACCGTAATCTAGACCCGCAGCCACAGTTTACGTCTTTATCGAAGGTAATAATCTTACCAGAGGTAGTGATTGCATGATGAGAAGTGTTATTTCTATCTTTTTCGTAGTCGGCAACGTTTTCTTTAAACACAAGTTTTGGCCCATTAGGGTCGTCTACCACTATATAGATGCTTGAATTGACTATTGCTACCCTGCAGCGGTCTACTCTGCGAGTTTTTTGAGGGCGAGATCCCCGCATAGGTAAGTCTCGGAAGTTTGGAATACTGTCTGGGGGAGCAATAAGAACAGTTGCAGGGAAAATATCAACTTTTTTAATCTTAAGCTCCTTTTTCCTGGTCGTGTGTGTAGAAGGATGTCCAGCCAAGAAGTTTTTCAGCTATTTGGGTAGGAATTACTACCGGAGCAGCTTCGCTGGAGCTAAGTAGCACTTCTCCAAGGGTAAGTTCGGACTCTTCTGCCATAAAAGTAGCGTTGTGGAGGGTATTTTTTAGTATTGAAATTGGGAAGGCAATAGGGTCAGAACTATACTGACTAATGATTGTCTCTAACAATCTTTTTTGCCCCTGTATTTGGAAATCTGGGTTGGCCCAAACAACAATTGCGTGGTCAGGTAGCACTTTTCTCTCCTTTTGCGACTCTTTTTGCCATTGCTCGGTAGCTAACTCCGGCAACGCGGGCTATATCTGCGGTAGAAACTCCTTGAGACCTGAGATTTAGGGCTAAAACTGTGAGTTTTCTGTTGGAAACGGCTATATCTGAGTTTGATGGGGTCTTTGACCGGTATCTGCGCGATTTATTTGATAGCTCTCTAATCGTATCATAGAGATGTGGTGGAACTTTAGGGCTGATGGACTTTTTTCTAAGGTTTTGTGGTTGAGGGAGCGAGTTTTTTAGGGGGGACGGGGGGGAAGGAAGTGGTTTAAGGGTTTGATTTTGATTTTGGTCTGGGAGCGAGTTTTTTACCCAGTAATTAACCGTGGATTTGGGGGAGTTTGTGGCAACGGCTAAGGAAGATAGAGGCCATCCCAATTGGTGGAGGGCGGAAAGTCGTGTATTTCGCTTTTGGGGGCTATTTGATAGAGATTGTAGGGCTAGAACCTCTTCTTGGGGAAGGGTCTGCATTCTCCTCATTGAGAAAGTGTAGCAGAGTTAGTTGTACGATAAGTTGCAGAGTCGGATCTTTACGTTTATTTTTTGTTTTTGTATTTTTTGGGTGGAAGTGCTTCGTAGAAAAGGGGGTATGCCTTTTTTCGGAAGGATTTAAAACGGCATTGGGAGAAGTATGAACAGTGACGTTTTTTGAATTTTACCTGTGAGTTGGCAGTGCACTATCCACAGGTTATCCACAAGTTGTCCCCAACTTATCCACAGATTTTTGGCACTTATCCACAGCTTATCCACAACTTATTAACATTTTTCTGTGGACAACCTGTGTATAGCCTGTGTGAAACCTGTGGACAACCTATGTATATCCTGTGTATAACCTGTGGGTAACCTCCTCGAAAAGCACCAAAAAAATCGGACATAAGGGACAAAAAAATCGGACATAGGGGGCAAAATCCCCCCTAATTTGGGGGCGTTTCGGGGATATTTAGGGCTGAGCAAATAAGCCAATCTTTACCCCTAGGCCTGCCAGTGCGTGAGCCTGCCCTGCCTGCCAGTGCGTGAGCCTGCCAGTGCGTGAGCCTGCCCTGCCTGCCAGTGCGTGAGCCTGCCAGTGCGTGAGCCTGCCAGTGCGTGAGC